GAAGCGTTTTTTGGACTAGCATCAATAGGCTCAGGTGGTAGAACTGATAGATCTAACACAGCTATAGCAACTGATGCTAATGGTAGATTAAAAAATCCTTTAAGATCATACGCTGCATATAATTACAGAATTACATTAGCTTGTATAACCAGTGCTGAAGTAAACACACCCGAAAGTGGATTTAGGTCTCGTGGGTTATCTAATGTAATTTGCCAAACCGGCGGCGGCGCACTTACGGAAAGAGTTACTACATTTGGCGAAGTAAACTACAATACTACCGGAGAGTATTATTTAGAAGACTTAGAAATGGATGCACTTATTGCTCCAAATTCTAAAACTGGTGTTGCAATGGGTACAAATATTGCATTTACAGTACTAGAACCATATAGTATGGGACAGTTTTTAGAAGCTATGCAGGTAGCAGCAGTACAAGCAAATCATGCAAATTATATCGAAGCACCGTATATATTGAGAATACAGTTTTTGGGGTTTGATGAAAATAGTGCTCCAATGCCAAATAAACAAGAACAAAACGTTACAACAAAATACGTTCCGATAAAACTAACTAATGTTGAATTTCAAGTTGACGGACAAGGTAGTAGATATTCAGTTGAAGCAATTCCTTACAATGAACAAGCACTTGTTGATGAAATTGCACAAGTACCAACAGATGTATCAATTAGTGGTAATGCTGTTGATGAATATTTACAAAGAGGCGAACGCAGTTTAACAAATGTACTAAACGCTAGAAATGAAACACGTGAAGATGCTAATGTTTCTCCTCAAGAAGATAGATATATTATTATGTTTCCTGATGACAAGCAAGGTGCTACAAGTGCAGTAGAAGCCGCGGGTGGGGCTAATGTTTATGAAACATTAAAGAATTTTTCAGAAACTCACGTAAATGAAATTGGTAGGGCTATTCTAACTAATGATACAAATGAAGGTGGCACTAGACCAATGGGAAGTCATGTTGATGCAATGTATGATGACGGGCCAATAAGATATATGAATCGACAAGCAGTAGCACAACAAGATCTTGAAAGAACAGGGCAGTATGTACAAGGTACAAATATTGTTGGTATTATAGAAGATGTTATTATTAGTAGTGAATACGGAAAATCACTTGCAGAAACTCCTGCTGAAAATGGGTTTAAAACATGGTTCAAAGTTGAAACAATGGTTTTTGATACTGAAAATATAGCAAGCGAATTAACAAACGGTACTAAAGCAAAAGTGTATGTATATAGTGTTGTTCCTTTTTTAGCAGACGAGGCTAAATTTATGGGACCTGGTAGAACACCTTCTAGTACAGAAGAATTAAAGGCAAACGCAGTAAAAGAATACAACTATTTCTACACAGGAAAAAATGAAGATGTATTAGATTTTGCAATTGAATTTAAAGGAGCGTTCTATCAAAACTTGTATGCAGATTTAGGACAGTTTAATTTACCAATTAGATCAGGCGCCGGAAGTGAAGTTGTTGCAAATACACCACCTCCTGGAACGGTTGTAGCACCTCCTGGCATTGGTCCAGCCGGCGGTGGCGGCTTAGCAGAACCAAAAGCTCCTGTTAGAAACAGCGATGGCAAATCACCTGTACCAAACGGAATAGCTACAACTGCATCATCGGGTACAAAACGTGCAATTGCTGAAGCATTTCATAACACATTAATTAATGGTGATACTGATATGGTACAAGCTGAAATGGAAATTTGGGGAGATCCTTTCTATATTCCAACAAGCGGAATGGGAAATTACAATGCACCAGCAAGTGGAGTAAAGCGTAATACAAATGCTGATGGCGGCATGGACTACCAAAACGAAGAAGTATTAATTGTTGTAAACTTTAGAACTCCTACAGATTATGCCGAAGGCGGACTGATGCAATTTAGCACTATAGTAAAGCCGTTTAGTGGACTATTCCAAGTAAATGAAGTTACAAATACATTCAGTAAAGGTCAATTCAAGACTAATTTAAAAATGATTAGACGTCGCGGCCAAAATGATGAAGCAACAGGTCAGTCTGAAGCAATAACAGAAGGTGCTACAAATAATATGGATCCTCGTGCAGCTGATAGAATGGCAGCGGGACAATACGCAGGACCAGGCGGCCCAGTAGGCAACCAACAAAACCGTACACTAACAAATGCAAATTCTCCAACAACAAGCGGCGGAACTGGGCCAGGTGCGACAAACAGTACAGCACCAGCCGGTAGTCCAGCTGGAAGCGGGGGACAACTTGCAACTATTACAACTAGTAAGAAAGGCAAATCAACACAAGTAGCAGCATCACTAGCACCGCAGTTTCAAGCAATGATTGACGAATTAGAAAATGTCTACGGGTATGAAATATACAGCATTGGCGGCTATAATTATAGATATATTGGCGACACGTCAACACTGAGTTGGCACTCCGGCGGCATTGCTATTGATATTAACCCTCGTGAAAACCCATTTGGTCCAAACTATATAACAGACATGCCAGCAGGCGGCACAGGTAGTGAAATGGTTGCATTAGCAAACAAATACGGAATGGGTTGGGGCGGAGCCTGGACAGGAAAAAGCAAAGATGCTATGCATTTCTCAGCTGCATCAAACGAAGGTGGATCACTTCAAGGTCTACGCAGAGGAGTAATTCCTTCTGGTGGTGCAACGTCTCTACCTGCTACCGAAACACCTCAAGCTAGAACAGGCGGAGCGCAATAATGGCAATTAACAATTTCTTAAAAAAAGGAGATTATATAGCCGCAGGTCCTGTTGGCACTATTATCGAAACTCAAAAAGCAAGATTAGAAGCAACAACACGAAAAATTGCTGCTAAGGCAACTGAAATAGCAAATTTAACACCAGACTCATTTGACCCAAGAGGAAAACTTCAAATACCAGATGTTCCAGGGTTGCCTGATGTTACTAATATAGCTGCTCAATTAGATCCTTTTGGAGGCGCAGGTCCTGATGTAACATCATTATCTACAGTTTCGCCTGCAACTGCTGCTGCATCACAATTACCTAGCAATTTAACTGCACGAGGATCTAGTGGCGGAATACAAACAGTGCCTAATAGACCATACTTACCAACAGATCCTTTAGATAATAGATATGATTATCGTACTGGACAAAAAGTATTTACATTATCCAATGCTGCTGCACAACTAGGATCACAACGTGGACTAGGGAGTACTGGTGCAGGAGTAAATACTCCACAAGGAAATCTTGCTGCGTGTAAAGAATGCGGATCTAATACACATAGTACTGCGGAGCATCAAAATGCTCCGGCGTTTGAAGCTGTAGATCCAAGACCGACTGATCCGCAGGAAAGAGAACAGAGAGCTGAATGGGACAGACAATACAAATTGACACATCAGCAAAATGGTGAACCTTTTGAACAGTACAGTGGTTCTTCAGGACCGTCTTAAGGAACAATTTAATGGAGTACATTAATGTCTAGGCCAAATACGTTATCAAGAACAGTCAATAGTGCTGGTCCGCCAAAAGCAGGTGGCCCATATGAAGCAATTATTGTTAATCATCTTGATCCTTATAATATGGGAACATTAGAAGTTGAACTTCTTAAGAATGGTTCTGGTAACAATCCTGAACGAACTGGCCAACTTGTAACATGTAAATATCTAAGTCCATTTTATGGGGTTACTCCGTCAATGGGTACAACAGCAAACGACGGCTATGAATATACACAAAAAAGCTATGGCTTTTGGGCTGTTCCGCCAGATGTTGGAACAAAAGTTCTAGTTATGTTTGTAGAAGATAATACAAACTATGCTTATTGGATAGGGTGTATTCAAGACGAAAATATGAACTTTATGGTTCCTGACGGAAGAGCAAGTACTGACTTAACTACTCCTAATACTCCTCAAGATTTACAAGGTATTAAATTACCAGTAGGCGAATATAACAAGAAAACTGAAACAGGTACTGGTAAAGATCCAACTAGATTTGTAAAACCTTACAACAAAGACTTTAGTCAAATTTTACAAATTCAAGGATTAATATCAGACGAAACACGAGGTACTACAACTACAAGTGCTAGAAGAGAAGTTCCTAGCGGAGTTTTTGGTATGTCAACACCAGGCCCAACAGATAAACGTCCTGGAGCACCTACACTTGACACAGGTTCAGAACAAAATAAAACAAATTACTATGCAAGCCGCTTAGGCGGTTCTAGTATTGTTATGGATGACGGTGACGATAAGTTACTTAGGAAAGGACATGCAGAAGAAGCACCGCCTTTCTATGCTAGTTTAGAAGCAGGTGAAGCAGGCGGCGACGAAACTATACCACACAACGAATTATTAAGATTTAGGACACGTACTGGTCATCAAATTTTACTACACAATTCAGAAGATTTAATTTATATTGCTAACTCACGTGGAACTGCATGGATAGAAATTACTAGTGATGGTAAAATAGATATTCATAGTCAAGATAGTATTAGTGTTAACAGTGAAAATGATTTAAACTTTACTGCATTTAGAGACTTTAATGTAGAAGCGGGTAGAAACATCAATATGAAAGCAAGTGCTAGATATGCAAACTTTGCAAATAAAGATGGACGTGGAAATGAAGCTGGCAGAGTACAAATTGAATCTAAGCATGCCTTTAATTTAGACGTAGGTACAGAATCTAAAATAACTGTTGGTGCTAGTCATCAATTGCTTGTTGGTTCAGCAATCAAAGCAGAAGCAGGTGCTGCTGTTAATATTAAATCAGCAGGTGCAACTAATATAGATTCTGATGCTGCTGTAAATGTTATTTCAACAGCAGCTATGAATCTACAAGCAGGAGCAAATGTTAATATTACTTCAGCATCAAGTACGTTAGTATCATCAGGATCTAATATTAGTTTAGCAGCTCCGGGTATACTTTCAGGGGATGCAGGAGAAGTACATTGGAATAGTGGATTGTCCGGTAGCGCAAGCGCAGCAGGTCCAGCAGAAACTCCTGAACCAGTTGTAAGACTGCCTTTAATTTCATTACCTCAAATTACTCCGGGTGTTAGTGTTCCAGGAACGTACCAAAGTATTCTAGCAAGATCTCCGCAGCACGAACCTTGGCCGCATCATGAAAATCAAAATCCGCAATCATTTAAATTAGAAGAAACTGATAGAGAGCAAGTTGGACAACTAATAGACGGCAGACCGGCTCAGACACCTGATACATTTAGAAAAAATACAAACCAGCAAGTTTCATCTCTTAACCCTGCGATATCAAGTTTCTCAAACAGTAGTGCAGGAGGATTTAGTTTATCAGCAGGAGGCGATCCGTTAGATCCAACAGTTGACAGAACACTTGATTCTGCTCTTCAACAGCCAGGAACATTAGCTGCTCCTGTTTTATCTGCTTCTGAAGTTCCTGGAACAATTACAGGATTTAGTAGAAGTGAAACTGCAAATTATATGAGTGCAATTGGACAGCGTGAAAGCGGCAACAAATATGATGTTGTTAATACTATTGGCTACTCAGGTAAGTATCAATTTGGATCATTAGCGTGTCAAGAAGCAGGATATATTATTTTAGGTTCTAGTGGTAATAACAGAACACTTAATAATCCAGCTGCTTGGACAGGCAAAGATGGCGTTAACAACAAACAAGATTGGTTAACAAATGTTGGTAATTGCCAAGAAAAAGCAATGATAGCATATACAAATAAAAACTACATATATCTAACAAACAACGGCGGCATACGTTCCGGCGATGCAAACGATAAAAAGGCAGGCATGTTAGCAGGCGCACATTTATTAGGTGCTGCTGCAATGAAGAACTGGAGAAATGGACAGCGTGGACAAGCTGACGCATATGGTACAAAGCCAGATGAGTACTATGTACTTGGTGCAAGGTCAGTCGGTGGATCAGGAAACACAGCAACAGTTTAAGGTAAATACGTTATGAGTACTATTGAAAAGAATTTATACAAAAGAGTTACAGTAAAAAATGCTGCACGAGCCACGGATACTAAGCAAGGAAGGTCTTATAGAGGATTTTCAACAGTTGATATTAGTAAAGATTCTTATGCATTATACGATTTAGATATTATTAAACAAGATATTATAAATCACTTTCATATTAGACAAGGCGAAAAATTATCAGATCCTGAATTTGGTACAATTATTTGGGACATATTATTTGAACCGTTTACTGACGATGTTAAAGAAGCAGTAATTCAAAACGTTACAGAAATTATAAACTATGATCCTAGAGTAGGAGTTAACACTATCACTGTTACTCCGTATGAGTTTGGTCTTCAAATTGAAGCAGATTTAACATATATAGCTTTCGATATATCCGAAACATTGCGATTTAAGTTTGATCAGGCTGCCGGCCTGATATAATAGTAGTAGTTAATCTCTAACGCTAAATACTACAACAAATGAGGAATTGCCAATGTCATCAACAGATAGACAAAATCGACTGTTAGTAACAGAAGACTGGAAACGCATATACCAATCATACAGGAATGCTGATTTTCAAAGTTATGATTTTGATAGCCTACGCAGAACTTTAATTAATTATCTGCGCCAAAATTATCCAGAAGACTTTAACGATTATATTGAATCTAGTGAATTCTTAGCACTAATTGACATGATAGCTTTCCTCGGCCAAAATCTGTCATTTAGAACAGATTTAAATGCTAGAGAAAACTTTCTTGAAACAGCAGAACGTAGAGAAAGCATATTACGTTTAGCAAGACTAATTTCTTATAATCCTAAAAGAAATCAAGCAGCATCAGGGCTATTAAAGTTTGATAGCATAAAAACTACTGAAACACTTATTGATAGTTCAGGAACAAATTTAGCTGGTATTACAGTCAATTGGAACGATGCTAGTAGCAGCTCTTGGTTTGAGCAATTTACAAAAATACTTAATGCAGCATTGCCTGCAAATAACGGCGTAGGTACACCTCTAAAGAATGAACAAGTATCAGGCATATCTACAGAGCAGTACAGATTAAATTCTTTAAACACAGATATTCCAAGATTTAAGTTTACAAAAACTGTTGAAGGAACTACTGTAGCATTTGAAGCAGTAAGTACAGATATTCAAGACGGAGAAATATTAGAAGAACCACCGTTACCAGGAAATAATCCTGCGTTTCTATTTAGAGATGACGGCAGAGGCGCTGGCAGTTCTAATACAGGTTTCTTTATGCACTTTAGACAAGGAACACTAAAGTCTGGAGAATTTTTTGTTGAAAATCCAACGCCTAATCAAAATATTGCTATTGATGTAACAAACATAAACAACAGTGATGTCTGGTTATACAGCATTGATTCAAATGGATTTGAAAACGAACTTTGGTCAAAACTAGCTGCTGTTGAAGGTAACAATATTATCTATAATAGTTTGTCTAAAAATATTAGAAACGTATTTACAGTTGCTACAAGAGTTAGTGATAGAATTAATCTAGTGTTTAGTGACGGTGTATTTGGCAATCTTCCAGCTGGCAACTTTAGAACATATTATAGAACAAGTGCTAACAGAAATCTTTCTGTTAATCCTGCAGGTATGTCAAATATTACTATTTCTATACCTTACATTAGTAGAAAAAATACTAACGAAAAACTTACTATAACAATGAGTCTTAAGTATGCTGTTAATAATGCTACACAAAGTGAGTCAAATGAAAGCATAAAATCAAATGCTCCTGCAACGTATTATACTCAAAATCGAATGATTACAGGCGAAGACTATAATGTTGCACCATTGGGTGTAAGCCAAGATATTATTAAGACAAGATCAGTTAATAGAGTTAGCAGCGGAATAAGCAGATATTTAGATTTAAAGGATACTACAGGAAAATACAGTAATACAAATTTATTTGGAACAGATGGTATTTTGTACCAGCAAAAATTTGACGAAAAGAATAACTTTAGTTTTGTAACACAAAGTGATGTTGAAGGTGTAATTTATAATACTATACAAGGATTGTTAACTAGCACTAATATGAAAAACTTTTATTGGGCAAAATATCCAAAAATTATTGTTACTGATTTAAATGCACGATGGTCGTCAACATCTACGTCAACTAATGCTGACACAGGTAACTTTATTGACCAAGATGCAGTATCATATAAAGTTGGAGCATTTACAAGTAATAGTTTAAGATTAATTGAAGCAGGATCGATGTTAAGATTTGCTGCACCAGAAGGTTATCACTTTATGGACGATGCAGAAAATATTATAATGCCTGGACCAGCTGATCATCCAAACGCATCTTTATATAGATGGGTAAAGGTTGTAAGTGTTACAGGTGACGGTACTGGTACAACAAACAACATAGGAAATATTATTCTAAATGAAATATTACCTGTTTCAAACGGCGATGCAAATATCAAACCAATATTGACACAAATTAAACCTAAATTGTCTTCGGTATTATTAGATGACCTTAAGACACAGATTATTGACCAAACATTTGCTTACAACGATTATGCTATTAGATATGACGATATTGCAAGACGTTGGAAATTAATTACAGCTGATAACATTAATACAACAGCTGACTTTAGTACAGGTAAAACAGGCGATGTTAGTGGACAGCAACTAGATTCTAGTTGGTTGCTTTACTTCAAAACAAATGGTGAAACATATACAATAACTTACAGAAATTTAAGATATGTTTTTGAAAGTGCTGACGAACTAAAGTTTTATTTTGATCAAGCAAATAAAGTCTTTAATCCGAGGACAGGTAAAGTTCTTAAAGACAAAATAGATGTTTTGTCTATTAATTCAAAACCTGATGGTTCTGGAGTTCCGTTTAATAAAGATTATACATGGAGTGCAGCTAAAGAATTTAGAGATCCAGCAGGATACAGAGATACTAGAAAATTAGAAGTAACATTTTATGATTCAAACAATGATGGCATATTTGATGACCCTGAAATATTTGAAGAAATAGTTAATGCTAATGAGTACATATACCAAAAATTATATACTACGTCTGATGGTGTTGAAGACTTTAAATATTTTGATAATACTAATGCAGATATTATACAAGTAACAAACGAAGCAGCAGTAGAGCGTATTAGTAATAACAACGGAAAGATATTTTATCTAGTTGAAGAAGCTGTATTTAAACAGTATAATTCAACTGCAAATAGTTTAACTACAATTTCAAATTATAGAGCATATATTGGTAGAAACTCGTTGAAGTTTAACTACCTACATGTAGCTGATTCTGAAAATAGAATAGATCCAAGTTTAAGTAATATTATTGATACTCATGTATTAAGTAGAAATTATGATACACAGTTTAGACTTTATCTTTCAGGCGAAATGCCAATGAAACCAAAGCCACCTAGCAGTGATGAATTATTTAGACTTTATGGAAAAGAGTTAAATGCAATTAAATCAATAAGTGATGAAATAATATATCACCCTGTTAAGTACAAAGTATTATTTGGATCAAAAGCAATGCCTGACTTGCAAGTTAAATTTAAAGTTGTAAAGAATCCTGATCTTGTACTAAATGACAATGATATTAAATCACGTATAGTTGCTTTAATTAATAGATTCTTTAGCACAGAAAATTGGGACTTTGGAGACACATTTTATTTTCAAGAACTTAGTTCTTATGTAATGAATTTTATGAGTCCTGATTTAGTAAGTTTTCTTATTGTTCCAGAACAAGCAGATCAATCATTTGGAAGCCTATTCCAAATTAATTCAGAAAACGATGAAATATTTATAAATGGCGCAACAGTAAAAGATATTGATGTAATTGACGAAATTACTTCTTCTAAATTACAGTCGTCTGGAAAAATTGTTACGTCTACACCAGCAGAAGTAGTAGGGGTACAAAGTGCTCCTGTATTAAGCACAAGAAGTAGTAGTAATGTAGCAAATGTTAGCAGTTCAAGTTCTTCTTCAAGTAGCTCTAGTAGTTCTTCGGGAAGTTCTTCAAGCGGAGGTTATAGTTACTAATGGCTATAGATAATCAAAACGATAAACCACTACCGGGCGAAGGCGGTGAAAAAAGACGTAGCTCAGATTTATTACCTCGTTACTTTAGAACAACAGCAAACGTAAACTTTTTACAAGCAACTTTAGATCAGTTAATACAACCTGGCGTAGCTGAAAAACTTACATCTTATTATGGAAGAACAACAGCAAAAGCATTTGTACCGGGAGATAATTATGTTCCTGACGTATCTAAGCAAAGAACAGACTATCAATTTGAACCAGCTATAGTTCAAAAGGACGAATTAGGTACTGTTAATTTTTACAAAGATTATAATGATATTACAAACCAAATAGGTGTATTTGGCGGCAACACTACTAATCATTCAGAAACTTATGCCCAAGATTATCATCCGTGGAACCCACATATTGATTGGGATAAATTTGTAAACTTTAGAGAATACTATTGGTTACCAACTGGTCCACAAACAGTTGAAGTGTTAGGACAATCTCAATCAGTCACAAGTACATACTCAGTAGGCTTAACTACTGCCGGAGAAGATACTGCATTTTTGTTTACTCCAGACGGACTAACTGCTAACCCAAATCTTGTATTATATAGAGGTCAAACATATAGGTTTGAAATTGATACACCAGGCCACCCAATGGCATTTGCAGTATCAAGATCATTTACACCTGGCAATTCTGTAATAACAGCAACAAGAGAAGGTGTTAGAGGAGAAGGATTATTTGATGCTACATTATTTGGCGAGTCATATGATCTTGGAGAATTTATTGTACAGCCACGTGAAGGCGGTATTGAAATCGGAGATGACGAAAACATTAGTGAATTATATCCTAATGGAATATCTAGATTTGATGAAGAAGGTACAGAAATTGCAAATGTATATATTGAAAGCGGAGTAATAGAATTTACTATTCCGTTAAATGCTCCTGACTTCTTATTCTATATTAGTAAGAATGATTTGAATACTAGCGGCCAAGTAAGAATTTTTGATATTGAAGAAAATACAGCAATTAATATAGATGCAGAAATTATTGGCAAAAAAGAATACACAAGTTCTAATGGTGTTAAATTTACAAATGGTCTTAAAGTTGAATTCTTAGGAAAAGTTACTCCAAATACATATAGTGAAGGAACATATTATGTTGAAGGAGTCGGAAGCCAAATAACATTAGTTAGAGATAAAGACTTAATTATTCCTGCTGCTTATGCTTCCGAAAAAGCTGTCTTGTTTGATAGCGAAGGATTTGATAGATTACCTTTTGCAAACCAAAGCAGTTATGCAGGTACTAAAGATTACATTATTATAAACAGAGCTGCTCCTGATAAAAATCCTTGGGCAAGATACAATAGATGGTTCCACAAAGATGTTATTGATTATGCAGCATTAAGAAATAATCAACCAAGTAATATAGATCAAAGTGCTAGAGCAAAAAGACCTATTATTGAATTTGAACCAGGATTAAAGTTACACAATAGCGGAGTATTTGCTAAAAAAGATATTGACTTAATTGACAACTATACAACAGATGTATTTTCAATAATTGAAGGATCATTAGGTTATAGTGTTGATGGTGTTGCATTAGCAGAAGGCATGCGTGTACTATTTGCAGCCGATACTGATATACTTGTTAACGGAAAAATTTATGAAGTAAAGTTTATAACAACTAATAATAGACGCCAAATAACTTTAATCGAAACAGCTGACGCTATACCTCAAGATTTACAGACAGTGCTTATTACACAAGGTGTTGAATTTGCAGGTAGTTTATTTTACTATGACAATTTGCAATGGAAAGCATCACAAGCAAAAGCCGGAGTAAACATAAATCCAACGTTTGATTTGTTTGATGCAAACGAAGTAAGTTATTCAGATACTACAACATATGAAGCAAGTAATTTTGCAGGTACTAAATTATTCAGTTATGCACAAGGTGAAGGAACAGCAGATAGTGAGCTAGGATTTCCATTAGAATATCAATCAATTGAAAATTCAGGAGATATATTATTTAACTTTAATCTTCTTACTGATACATTTGTTTATCAAGATGCTGCTGGCTTTTATACTGTAAAGACTGATACAGCATTCCTCAAAAAATATAATAATAATAAAGAATATAGTTACCAAAATAGTTGGGAATCAACTCCTACTAAAATGGTACAGAAAATTATTAGACAATATGTATCTACAATAGATCAACAGAATAACTTTGAAGTAGACGTTGTAGATAATGCAGTAAATGTTACTGACTTGCGTGTTGCAGTTTATGTTAACAAACAATTAAAGAGTAATTTTTTAGATTATGAATTAGACAGAATTAATGGCCGAGTATTTGTACGTTTTCTAACAGACTTACTAGAAAACGATGTGTTAGAATTAAGGGTAAAAACAACAGCTGATAAAAATGAAAACGGACATTACGATTTTCCGATTAATTTAGAAAGAAACCCAAGCAACGATGATATAACTCAGTTTACATTAGGCGAAGTTATTGATCATGTAGATTCTATGGTAGAAGATATAAATGCGTTTTCAGGCATATATCCAGGTCCGAGCAATTTACGTGATATAAAAAATGTTAATAGATACGGTAAAAGATTTGTAAAGCATACTGCTCCTATGAATCTAGCAGGATATCATATAACTAATAAAAACTTTAACATTGTAAAATCTTTAAAGCAATCAAAAAATGATTATGCAAAATTCAAAAGAGTATTTCTACAAACAGCAGAAACATTAGGTTACGATGGTCCAATAAGGACACATGTTGACTTAATATTAAAAGAATTAAACAAAGATAAAACTCCTAATATGCCGTATTACTTTAGTGATATGGTTCCTACTGGAGCAAACAATGTTATTAGAAACTCTGTACTTGATTCAAGAAATCCTTTTTATCAATTAACATCAGCATTTGATGCTTCAGCTTTGTCTAGTAAATCTGTACAAGTATACTTAAATGGTTCATTACTAACTAATGGCATTGACTATAGCTTTAGTACTGAAGGGTTTGTACTAATCATAGCAGAACAAAATGTTGGCGATGAGATTGAAATAGTTGAATGGGAATCAACTGACGGATCCTTTATTCCAGCAACACCTACTAAGTTAGGATTATATCCAAAATATGAACCAGCTATTTTTGTAGACGACACTTATCAAGAAGAAACTAAAGTTATACAAGGACATGACGGATCTATAGTTATTGCATTTGATGATTATAGAGATAACTTGTTATTAGAACTTGAAAAAAGAATCTTTAATAATATTAAGTTTGAGTACAATCAAGAAATATTTAATATACACGACTATATTCCTGGATATTATAGAAGCACTGGTATTAAGTATGATGACTTTAATGGTTCATTACTAAGCAGTTTTGTTGAATGGCAACAGTTAGTCGATGCAGATTATACAGATAACTCTTTCTACGATAGAGGTAATCAATTAACGTTTAATTACTCTTATATGAATGCTCCTAATGGTGAAGAACTTCCAGGTTTTTGGCGCGGCGTATATAGAAAAGCATACGACACTGATCGTCCGCATACACATCCTTGGGAAATGCTTGGTATTACAGTGAAACCTACTTGGTGGGAAGATACATATGGCAAGGCTCCGTATACAGGAGATAACTTAATTCTTTGGGAAGACATTTCAGAAGGACTAATTAAAGACCCTGCTAATACTAGGCGCGATGTAAGATATGCTCGTCCTAATTTATTAAAGCATATCCCAGTTGGTTCTGATGGTAAAATAGTTTCACCCTTGAAAGCAAACTTTGCAAAAAATTATGTTTCAAGAAATACAAGAAACAAGTTTAAATTTGGTGATGTATCGCCTGTTGAAAATGCTTGGAGACGTAGTAGTGAATATCCGTTTGCTATTATATCTGGATTAGTTCTAAATAAACCTAACGAGCTGTTTGGTAGATGTTTTGATCTTTCTAGAATTACTCCAAACCTTGCAGGACAACATGTTTATTCTACTACAGGTAAATTTATTACATTAGCAGACATACAATTTCCTAACTCTTATAATGGTACTGAAAGAGTTATAACAAGCGGATTAATTAATTATCTATACAGTTATATAAGTGCTAACGTAAGTTCAATATACCAAGAATATAAAGATGAATTAACAACACTA